GAATACTATCAATAATTTCAACAGCAGATTTTGCCTTTGGTTCTTTTCTTAATCCGTCTAACAATTCAGTTGTAGTTTTACCTTTTATTTTAAAGGTCTTTGCAACATCCTTGATGTATCCACGGATTTCTTTATCAATATTCTTCTTTAAATTTGCAACTGCGTCTTGTTGATTTCCAGATAACTTGTCTGGATTCACAGGAGGGTTGCCTGGAAGAACAGGAGGAACTGCGCCTGGAGCAGCTGCTTCAGCTTCAGACATTACTGATTTAACAATATCAGAAAGTTTAAATGATTCTTTGATAACTGGGGGTTTTCCGGATGCACCAACTGATGCACCTGCACCAATTGCACCACCAGCTGCACCTGCAACACCACTTGCAGCACCCTGTGTTACTCCCAAGTAAATATCATTAAATGCTTTTGTTGCGGCTTGTGCATCATTATTTGCTGCCATAACAGCGTCATAATTTTTAAATGCATTTACAAGCTTGGTATTGTTAGGGTCGTTTGCAATTTGACTAATTACCTTTTTGATTTCAGATAATTGTTGTGGAATTTTATTTATAATTGTTTCTGCACCAGCTTGATCCCCTGATCTAAACACATTCCAAGCATCGTCACTCAACTTATTAATATTATCCGACATGGATTTAATATAAGCAGCATTCTCTGGAGTTGTTACTATATCCATATCAATACTTTGACCGGATGAAAAACTTTTACCGCTGAATCCCTGAAATATGGTTCCTTTATTTGTAACGCCTCCAACCATATGTTGTTGATAGTTGGTATACAACTTCAACTTTTCATGTACCCATCCTTTGCCAGTTGCATCAGTAACTTTATTAATGACATCTGGTTGAAGTATTGCTGGTTGTGGCACTTTGATCATATTATCAAAAATTGGACCAACCACGGTACTGATAAGTTTTCCTGTAATCCAACCAACAGCTGCTGCTTTCAATGCCCCACCAACTGCGGTTGATGCACTTTCACCTTTCAACAATCCTAAACCGGTTCTCAAGAAGAATGCAACTGCACTAGTAAGAATTGGCAATTGAGTTGCAGTAAGAATACCAAGTCCCAATGTACCCGCACTCAAACCGATAGTAGTCGTCATCAATGCAATAATAACACCAGATTTGCCTGGATTCTTTTTTGCATATTCTGCCAATGCATCAACTGATTGTAAAATCTTTGAAGTTTCTTTACCCTCTTTGTCTGTTTTTGACAACTTATTACGTAAAGATTGTTTCTTTTCTTCAAACAAACGATCAAAGTCTTGAACAGGTTGTGTATTTTGAATTTTCTTCCATTGAGCATCAAACACTTCATTGAGTTTGTTGGTCAATTGTTGTACACCATTTGCACCAGCAAATGCGGTTCCGATAAGTGCAGCACCTGGCAAACCTACTCCAGCTAATGCCAAACTACTACCACCTTTCAAAACTTGTCCACCTTTTTGAGCAATACCTTTCAACCATCCACTTTTCTGTACAGGAACCAAACCAATTTTATCTGGTATAGTATTGTCAAATGTTTTTAGTTGACCGAGATAATCACCCAAACTTCTTGTGAAATTCTTATTTCTGGCGTTAATATATGCTACACTACCATCTTTATCTACATTAATATCTAACTTGTTTTGTGCCCAATTACCAAGTTTACCGCCTAATCCTGCTCCGGTAGCAAGTTTTCCAACAAGAGTTGTTGCCTTTGAACCAAGACCCGCTACTCTCGCAGCAAACTGATCACCAAACTTCTCTTGAAGAATCTTCTCACTAATTTCGACACACTCTAATGCAAGAATCAATTCTTTCTGGACATTCAGTCCGTCACGATAATATTCAAAAAATTCTTGAGTACGATCACCCAGCAAAGAACTATATTGTTCGTTGAATGCAACTTCTTCGTTGAGAAGTTGTTTAAAATACAAATTTTCGATGATAAGTGTTGTATCAGTCATAAAATTACTTAATTTCAGATATAATGTCTCGAATCAAACTCTCTACCTTTTCATATCTGTTTGCAATCTGACGTTCTACAGATTCTTTTAGTTGTTCCGCTGGAAACAAAAAAGCACCTCTAGTCGAAGGATTGCTTACAAAATCGAACGCTATTAGTTCGAAGTCATCTTGAACTTCATCTGCGTTTTCTCTTACGTTCTTGCGAACACTTCCGAGTCCACGGCTACTAATACCGAGTTTAATTCCTGCCTTAAAAAGTTGTTTGAGAATGTTACCATTTGGAGTTGGAAGAAGTTCTACCTTGCCAACCAAATCATCACCATTCCACATCATTTCCACCACGTTGTGACTTACGTTTTGTAGATTTACTACACTGCTATCTGGATGATCCAACTCACCCAACGCACGACGTTCTTTCACAAAGTTTTGATCGTATTTTTGAACTTCACGTTGCAAAATATCTTTTGGGTAAACACGACCGTTTTGATTTTTTACGTTAGCTCTTTGCAAAACACCTTGAACGATCACCGTAGAATCGGGATCATCAAATGATTCATTCAAATTGCCTTTAGCTGGTTCAAACCAGATGCAATTTACCAACAAATCATTGGTTGTTTTAGAAATTATGTTTTCCATATTATTTTGGGTTTTGTTGTGTAGGCACTACAGGAGGTTGTTTTGGAGCAGCAGGAACTCCTGGAGGAGTGCCTGGCGGCTTAACAGAGGGTTCAGTTGATACCTTAGGTTTCTTTTCCCTCTTTGGTTTTAACGGTTCTCCTTGACCAAGAATTGTAATCTTGAAACCAGTTTTCAGAAAATACTCCTTGTCATGTTCGTCGCGAAAAATGACAACATAACGGTCATAGAAATAATCCAAACTTGTGCCTGTAACAGAAATAACATAGTCTCGAATTGGTTGACCGTATCCTTTTGATGCCTGAATGGATACTTTCTTTCCCAGAACTCGAGCGTTCAAATTACGAAGAAATGCTGCTTTTGATTGTTCGGTAGCATTAGCAATTTTGCTTTCAAAATCCGAAAAATCAGCACTAACATTATAGTCAATAGCACCAGAGGGCATAGGTTGTCCGCCAGCAGTAGATGGTGCTGGGGCAACGACTGGTTCTTGTTCCATGATCAATTTGACTAGAGAAATCATATTATCGGTGAAATGTTTTGAGTCTTGATTCAAGCGACTTTAGACGACTACGAATTTCAGCAATACGTACCTCAGTACGCTTCCACAAATCGTCCTTTGGAATATTTAGTTCAGTCTTAAGTTTTTCGTTGACAGTCATCAAAAAATCCACTTCTCTCAACATTTTGGTGATTTCTTGTACCACCATAGAAATCTTGGATCTGTCCTTCATCGGATGAGTCTTGAAACGATTATAACGAGAAACTGCTTCGTCCAACTTTTCAAGGTCATCAAGATGTTTTTTGATTTTCTTTACCGCATCCTTCTTTCCAGTCTTTTTTGACACATCCAAACGTCGTCTCAACAAATACTCATCTGAATCTGTTGCTGGTATTCCATCATTGTCAACATCGTCATCTTCTTTACCCACTGGATCCAACTTTGACTTCTTTCCGACCTTCTTTCCGACTTTCTTTTCGTCGATTTCTTTAGCAACAGTAAAACCCATACTCGTCATTGCGTCGGTTGCTTTCTTTCCATGAGACTGACCTTTCTCTGAAAATGCTGCTGGTCCAGTTACAGCACCAATTGCGCTCGTGCCGGTCATTTCTTCCAATTCTTTACGAATGATCGACTTGATAAGTTCTTTCAATTTATCTTCGCCGGTGATCAATTTTGCGGTTTTATGTTTTTGTTCACTCATATTACTTCAAATTGCTTAGTTCTTTGATAAGTTCGTAAGACAACATCAGTGTCATAACATGACTGTCTTTAACAACTGTGGACGGTTTGATACGACTCAAAACCTTGGAAATTTCATTGAGTTTAATCTTGACAACATCGTTGTCATTGATATTTGACGCAAATACAGACAGTTGTGACTTAATCTTCTCAACCTCTTCACAAACAAATTTTGAAAGAGCATTGGTATTTGAAACGTTGAGAATATACTCTCTCAAAAGTTTCTTTTGATTTTCGTCGAAATCTTTATACTTGTTATTGATACCTTCCAACAAAATCTTGTATGCGATTAATCTAATATCTTCGCTTTGTTGTTTATAGTATTCAACCAACTTTTCCTCAGCGTCACTCTTGCGAGAAAGTTTGTTTACCAAAGAATCGGTAACGGATTCTCTTGCTTTAACAATATCATTGACATCGGTTCTGGCAGACGAACGATTTTCAAGTATCTTGTATACAGATGCCAACACTCTATAGTTTTTGATATTACCCTTCAAGAAACTTTCAATTGGATACACACCTTTGATCTCTTTAATTAGATCATATTTTTGTTGAGCCAACTTTCTATCATCCAATTTTGCGCGAGATTCCAACACCACATTTACGATCCTATCGGCGTGTGTCACGTCCCTTGCCTTTTCGTTCAACAGAAAATTGTAAAGTTGATACTCCCTGCCCAGTTCAGTATTTTCTGTAAAATACTTGAAAAGAATTTGTTTTGCAGCTGAATGATCGTTACCAGCAAGAATATCGGCCGTGATCTGTCTGGTAAGCAGCTCAAACAAAATTCCCGTATTTTTGAACTTTGAATGCTTAGATTTATGCATACTGTTAGTTATAAGTTATAAATATATCAATGTTTATTGAAACTCCCATATTTGTTATTCCAATATGTTGGTTTCATCCATAATGGATTTTTGTTGATTTTCAGAGATTAGTTCTTTCTTTTCCTGCTTGACAGTTTTGAGATACGAGTCCAATTTCATTAGATCTTTGTCAGGAAGAACAGCTTCAAGACTAAAAGGTGAACCTCCAGCATATGCGTGTGATATAGGATTTGATCTAGATTTACTATTGTTTTCCAAATTACCCAAAGGATCTTCTCCAAATGGATAGTTAGATGCTTTTTTCAATCCAACTTGGGACGGTCTTTCATATTCATCTTTCTTTTCCTTCAACGGAGGAGATCCTGCATCTGAAGGTTCTTTTCCACCACTTGGTTCTGGTTCTGGTTCACCTCCACCACTTTCCCCTGATTTAGCCGTCGATCCATCCTTATTTACCTTTTGGAATGATTTTGCTGGATCATTACCTTCTTCTTCAATTTGCTTGAATCGATATGCTTGTTTTGCGTCATCAATAATATCGTTCTTTAGTGCATCAGCATCATCTTCCGACATGTTAAATACTTCGTGATATACCCACTTTTTACTGAAAAGTTTGTTTTCGATCATGTCTTTTGCGACACTGACCTTATCAGTCCAAATTGCAACTTTTTCCTTTTCATACACAGTAGATGGATTTGTAAGTTCAAGACTAAACTCCACCAGACTTTCATCTCTATATCCTTGTGAATACAAGTGGACGATACCAATCTTAGTCAATTCACTGATGATGATTTGTTGAATACGTTGAATGGTACGAGAAAAACGAACGTCCTCTTGAGCCAATGTAGCTTTACCAGATAGTGATTCATCGTATCCCAAGAATGCCTTTGGAATTTTCAATGCACTCATCATCTTGTTTCTTAGATACTCAATGTCATCGGTTCCTGTGAATTCCATTCCACTCAATGTATCAATAGATGTACCACTATCACCACCACGAACGGGCAAGTAAAAGTCTTCAACCATGTTCTGAAGGTTGAATTTAAGATTGTAATCACCCGTTCTCTCATCAATGTATGGAACCTTCTTCATCTTACTGATGGCTTTTTCCATGTAGCTATCGATTTCATTGGGAGGAATATTACCAACGTCAATTTTAAAGATACGCTTTTCAGGCGCTCTCATAATACGATGGATCAACATTGCGTCTTCCATCAATGAAAGTTGTTTCCAAACACGTCTTGCTCCTTCAAACATACTCTTACCATATGGCAAGAAGTTGCTGTCGCTCAACAAACGAAAATGTGCAATTTGATAGTTTTCCAAATCTTCCACTTTACCACCGTCTGGCAAATTAACTTGGAACTTAACATAGTTCTTGTTATATAGATCACTATTTTCAACACGGGTAACGTTATAAGCACTAATTGGTTCCACCATGTAAACACCGTATTCTGGTGAAATGTACAATCGAAGATAAAAATCACCGTATTTGCACATGTTACGAGTGTAACTCCAAAGGTTAAACTCGATATTCATGATGTCGTAATACAAATTACGAAGAATCTGTTTGATATTATCATTCGGACTCTTAATGATCAACATGTCACCCAATTCATTACGGGTCAGACATTCATCCGCATAAATGTCTAGAGCAGAACTTAGAATTGGATCCATGTCCATAGTATCATAATCTCTAAAGAGTTCGATACGTGCTGCTTGATAACT